CCTTGCCATAGAGGGCCTCGTGCGTGGGATGCACGTCTGCCGTGTCCAGCGGCACGACCGGGGCGACGATGTTCGTGCCTTGGATGCCAGCCATCACGCCACCTCCACGAGCACGGAACCGGTAACCGGGTAGGTCGACCGGTAGACGCGATAGGCTCGAGCGGTCTGGCCGGAGAACGTGATCGACCGCGTCGTCACGCCAAACGCCGTCACGCGGAATCCGTTGATTGAGATCAGCGGATCGCCGAACGAATCCGGCAGCACGATGTAGAGGTAGGCCGCAGCCGCGACCACCTGCTGCGAAATACTCCGACCCGTCCCGAGGTCGAGCGTGAGTTGTGCAACGATCTGCTCGTCGGTGATCGCCGCGGCCGTGGACGCGCCGACCGCACGCACGAGGAGCGTGTCATTCGCGGCGGCTGCGGCACCGGAAACGACCATAGTGTGAATCCGCCGGAGGGTTTGGTTTCGGTCAGACCACCGCCAGTGGTGCTCGGCCCCCGGCGGAATCATGACTTCGTAGGTGACGCCGCCGGCTACGATCCTGTCGCCCTTCTTCGGGTCTTGGGCGAGATCGGTCGTATCGACGAACCAGTCCCGGGTCTCCGTCCGCAGCATTTGCCCTGCGGCATCCACCGACTCCCACCGGCCGATCACGGCGGTCGCCCGCACGGTGCGGGTGAGGCCGACAGCCGGTTGGTACGAAACCTCAACGGCAAGGTGCTCACGCCGCTGCGAACGAAACCACGTCTCGCCGATGGCGATCATGTCCTGCATGTGTCACCAGTTGCGAGAGGGGCGGGCACGGCCGGTAGCTGGCCGCACCCGCCCCCTTGCGTGGGGTCGATCACGAGCCCGGCCAGAGGAGCACCGACACGGTCGTGTCGGCAGCAGCACGGGCACGGGCGAGGTAGCCGCAGTTGGTGCCGGTCGTGGCGTGGAACACACCCGAGACCGAATACCACTTGATCGCGTCGCCCTGAGCGCCGGTGACGCCGGTTCCGCAGGGGCCGGTCACGACGCCGTTGGTCAGCACCGCACCGAGTTCGTTCGCGGCGATCGCCCGGTCGGCGATCGTCACAAGAGAGCCGAGCACGACGATGTCGCCCGCCGCCACGCCCGTCGTCGGGGTGTAGTCGAGCTTGTCGCCTTCCGTCCTGTAGGTAGCCATCTAGAGAGACCTTTCGTAACTGAGGGAGTTGTTATTGAGACCCGGCCGGCGAGTTTGGCCCTCGCCGGCCGGGAACGAATCACGTCAAGATCAAGCGGTCGCCATTCGGTACGCCGCACGGGCCTCGGCCTTGGCGACGCCGTAGGAGAAGTGGCCGCGGACCTGGATGCCGAGCTGGTTGAAGTCGGCATCGGCCTGCTGCACCGTCGGGATTCGCTGGCCGTTCAGGAAGGCGACCTCCATGCAGGGCAGCTCGGCCGGGTTGGCGACCAGCCACCAGGTCGTTCCGCTCGTCAGGTAGGCCGAGGAAACGACACGGTAGCGGCCGGCGAGCACGTTGACGTTCGTCCGCGTCAGGTTCTCGCCAGTGATGAGAAGCGAGCCGCTCATCAGTTCCGCAGCCGTGATCTCCAGCTCCGGCGGCACGAGCAGCATTTGCGGGGTGATTCCCAGCGGATTGCTGTCCGGGTCCGTCAGCTTGCGGTACGACGCGGTCGCCGTCCGCAGGCTCGTGATCGACAGAGCGTTGCCCGCCGCGGCGGACTCGGCCCGGTAGAACGACGAGTTGCTCGCCTGGAACTCAGTCCAGAAATCCTTGTTGAGCTTGATCGCGGCACCGCGTCCGAGCCGAGCCGGAACCTGGGTGAGAGCACCGAGATCGTCGTTCACGATGTCGACCATCGTGATCGAGGACATGCGGCCGGTCAGCTTCGCCTTGATCGTCCGCGTCTCGTCCGAGGCGTCGGCCGACTTCAGTTCGCCCGAAGGACCGAGATCCTCAAACTCGAAACCACCGTTGAGCCGCACGCCCGTCACGGTCTTGTAGTCCGACACGCTGCGGATCGACGCGATCATGTCCCAGGTCTGCTCGACCGCGGTGTAGCCCTGCAGCAAGAACTTGCCGTAGGTCGCGGCGAGCACGTTGCTGATGGAGTGGGTGGCGAACCCGCTTGCGAGCACCTCGCGGATGTTGCCGTCGTTGATGCGAGCCGGACCGGTGTAGCCGTTCCGACGGGCAGCCTCGACCAGCACCTCCTGGAGCGACGTGTGGCTGCGCCGCTTGTCGGCCGCCTCGAGGGTCTTCTGGTCGAAGACCTTCTCGACGTTCGCCAACCCGCCGGCGAGACACAGCGCCGCCTCCACCACCTTCGGCTCGTTGGCCGCGGCGGCATCCACGACGTGGATCGCAGGGGCCGACGGGCGCGACGCCCGGACCTCGGCGACCCGCTCCTCGCGGATCCGCTGCATAACCAGCTCGGCGACCTCGCTCGCGAGCAGTCCTGCACCGTCACCGCCAGCGGCGGGGACGATCGGCTTCGGGTCCGCGGCGACGATCGCCGGGGCTTCCGCCGACGGCGCGGTGGCCTCGACGGGCTTCTCGTTGAGCTGATCGCTCATAGGGAATACCTCATTCGCCTCGGCGGCGATAGCCGCGGACGTTTGACTGTCCGCACCGAACAGGACCACGCTCGTTTCGCGGAGGACCGCTCCACGAGCAACACTGATGGGGCCGGCGAACTCGCGACCATTGACGGTCACGCTGGCTCCCGCGGCGATGTTTTCGATCGAGCCCACGTCGGCCCCGATGCTCGCTTGCAGCGGCACGCCGGCGTTCGCCAACGCGATCAACTTGTCTGCGGCTGGCGTGCCGCGGATCAGTTCGCCTCGGAGCACGAGCTGGCTGCCGTCGTTGGCGGCTTCGACGCTCTTGCCGATCACGCTGTCCAGCAGCGGCATTTCTTTGCCATGGGCGTAGAGGATCGGGATCGGCCGCGAGGCGTCGATCTGCGCGAGGTCGACGACCAGCGGATTCCGCGACCACCCCTGGCGGATGCTTGCGCCCGTGTAGGCCACCAGCTCAAACGTCGGCTTGGTCGCCTCGTCGGCGAACTGCACGTTGATGGTGGCGGATAGCTCGATGCGATTGCTCATGCTGGTTGCTCCGCGGGTTGCGGCTGGCGGGCGGCCGGGGCGGCCGGCTCAACGCCCAGTTCACGCTCCAGTGCCTTCTCGGCGGCGCGCTGCCGGAGGACGATCCGCCAATCGCGGCCGCGCTTGGCACACGTCTCGGCGAGGCTCGCCATGTTGCCGCCGATCATCGCGGCGTCGGCGTCGGCTTCCTTCAGCGGATCGACGTGCTCGAATCCGTCCCATACCCACGTCCAGTTCCAGTCCGCGAACGGCGGGAGACCGCGGGGGATCAGCCCAGGGACGGCGACGGCTTCGTCAAGCCAGGCGTAGAACAGCGGGTCGAGGAACGTCCGCTCCATGTCGGACCGCTCAACCGCGATCCGCTTGCGGTAGACGAGGTAGTCGCCCCGCATCGACGAGTAGTTCGCGCTGCTGGAATCAAGGGAGGCCACGATGTATGGCATCCCGAGCGCGGCTGCGATCTCGTTGATGAGCCGCCGCACAAATGCGTCGTGGCTGGAGGTCGGATGCTCGGCCTTCATCTGGACCGGCTCCCAGCCGTCCGGGGCGGCGATTGCCATGCCGCGGACGATCGGCATCGTCTCCAGCGTCTCGAGGCTGGCGGCGCCGGACCCGTCGGCGGGCATGGTCGTCTTCAAGATCGCGGCGAACGACGCAGCGGTCTCGGCCGCGGTCACCACCGCGAGGGTGTACCGCCTGAGCAGTGCGAACAGTTCGAGCGCGGGAGCGATCTCCGGCACCCCGCGGTGCTGGCCCGGTCGCGTGGCGTGATACCAGTGGCAGACGTACTCGGAGCCGATCCAGTCGCCCTCTAAGGCGAAGCCCTGCGAGAGCGATCCCGGGTGACGCTTGGCGACCCAGTAGTCGGTCACGTTGCCGTCGGCGTCGAACCGCACGCCGTCAACGTCCTGTTCGACGTACCAGCCGGCCGGCGAAATCACCTGGTCCGCCTCGACCAGCT